CACTTCTTTGGGTATTCTGTCACGATTTAAATTGTCGGGGTACTTGTAATCTCGTTCGTCGGATCTTGGAACCTGTTTAGCGTCCAAGAACATCGCAGTCATTTTGGCGTTGGTGTAATAGAGCGCCCTGGCATCTGGTATCCCTTTCATCCGTCCCAGCGAGAGTTTAGTCTGTAGGTATGACTTTCGCAGTTTGACCAGTTCCACCACCATGTCTACGTCGTGCTTACAATATGCGATCACTTCTTCAAGTTCTTGTTCTGTGAGTGGGCGGTCAATGTCGAATGGTACGGTCGATTCTTCGATATTCATACCCAAATGACCCTCTATCGCTTTAAGACTCAGGCCTATTTGCATATCGTCACTAATATCAGCCACATTGAACCACGCCTTGTTCTCTTGAAGAAACCAATGTTCCCAACCCGTACCCCCGTCAATGATAAAGTCGTTGATCTCTTTCACCATGCGGTTGTCGGCTCCACAAAGTACAGCTTGTAGGATGAATCTGTCGTAGGATTTTGAGTTGAAACCTATAAAGAGCTTGTCCTCCGTGACGAACTGTTTAACTCCGTAGTTGTCGTTGTGGAATACGATGAACTCGTTATCCGCTATGTCTTTGAATACCACTAACCAATCGTAGGCAAACACCTCAAAGTCGAAAGCGTATAGTCTCATTTCAACCGTCCCTCGCTATCAAAATAATAGCGAAATTCCGTTTCATTCGCTATAGCGACCAGCGCATGCTTTCCGACTACTACTTTTATAATGGGGCGATGTTTTTCACTAAACCTTATGATTGTGAACTCCAAATCATGGTCTTTGATTATTTTGATTAACGCGTCTAGCTCGAAACGATTCACGCTGACTAACGTGTCAATACACCCTATAGCGCTCATTTCGCCTTTGATTTCCTCGTACTTGTCTAGAAGCTCAATCAACTTTTTCATTTTTTCTTCCCTCTCGAATAGCTTCTGGTGAAGCTTGTCATATACTCTGTAAAGAGCCTTTCATTAAAGTCCTCGTAGTTTGCTAAGGCCTTATAAATATTTTCCTCCACCGAGTTTTTAGTGATGAAGTGAATGTAGCTACATTTTTGGGTTTGACCCATCCGATGAATTCTGTCCCGAGATTGTTCTAGAATTGTACTACTAAGGGTTGGTTCGTAGTAGATAATCGTGTCTGCAGCAAATAGGTCAATCCCTTGTGCTCCACTCTGGTATTGACAAATGATAACTCTGATTGATTCGTCCGATTGGAACTGTTTCCAAACGTCTTTGTCTTTCTGTTCACCGTCTAAGATGACGTGTTTGAATTTCAACTTTTTCAACAGCTTTGATATGCTCCGTATTGAGTGTTTATACTCGCAAAATATAACTAATTTCTTCTCCCAGCCGTCTAAGAAATCTTCCAACGCTTTTAACTTTTCGGACTTTAATTCTACAACTCGCCCATCTTCCAAGGTTAAAAACCCGCTACATACCTGTCTCAACTTGGTTAGTCGAGCGAGTGGATTCTCCAAGAGTAGGTCATAATCGAGGGAGGCCCCGTCTTTATGTAACTCTTTGTAGAGCTTCTTCTCCTTTAATTCAATATCATAGATTTCGTCCGGTAGCTTGTCCGGTAAATCGAGTGCTTCTTCCTTCGTAACTCTGTGGCAATACATGTCCATAATTTCTTGGAACTCATCTACATTGATGTAACGATAAGGTTTCCAATATTGGTCAAGTATGCAGTATTTATCGGTGAATTGTTTCCATGTGCCGAACAGTTCGGAAGCAACTCTGCCCCGTACAAGTTTGGGATACAAGAACGCATACTGCGACCATAAATCTTCGAGTCTGCCGTTTCCGATGGGTGTACCCGTCAAGATGTAGCGATACTTCGCTCTAAGAGCCAACTTCAAAATAAACTTGGTCTGTTTAGCCGTTCGATTCTTGATCTTGTGACCTTCATCTAGGATAATACAGTCCCAGACTCGGTCGTAGCCTTTACCCTTTCGCCATACCGATTCGTAATTTATGACTGTAAGGACTTGCTTCAGTGCCGTTTGCTCAGTCGGTGAGAACTTCGCAATATCTCTCGTCCATGCGCCCATCGCTGCTTTCGGCGCTATTACAAGTGCTGATTCTATTTCCCCAGCGAGTGCCAACCTTGCGAGATGGGTGAGACCAACCAGAGTTTTCCCCAAGCCCTGCTCGTGAAACAAGGCGAACCCTTCATACAGTCTCAAATATTCTAGGGCCACCTTTTGATGGTCGTAGAGTTCAATCATTTCCTCTCCTTTTCATCTTCCATGGCTTTTTGAATGATTTCTCCGATTACGCCATTGCGGCTATTCCCTGTCTTTTCGACTTTACGCATGATCCATTCAAACAACTCGTGTTCCAAGTCAAGCGTTATTCTCACTTTGGGCAATTTCATAGTATCCCTCCTTCTGTTTCTTATTATACATGACTGCCTGCAGGTAGTCAATCATAATTTTTAACGACGGATAAGAAAAAAAAAGAACCCCTCACGCTATGTGAGGGGTCTTTCCGTAATTTGGACTACAAGATCACGTTGACTTTTCGCTCTGTTCCTGATAGAACTATCTTCGGTGTCATTAAAACAACGGGTCTCATATTCTTAATGATGGGATACATGCCCCGCTTCTGGTAACTACCAGTATTGACATAGTATCTGATTCTTTCGTGAACTTTATTGTTCCTCAAGTCAGGTACGTAGTAACTGTCGGGAAACACCAAAGGCTTGTGAGTGTGCCCGATACAGTACACATCAGCTAATACTATGTCTCCTAATCTATGGAGAGCGTTCGTCACCGATCCCATAGTTCGACCATTTGAACTACCGTGTGTGCAATACACGATATAAGGGTATGGTTTCCCGTTAGGTCTGGCCCCCACGGGGATTTTGAACAATCCTTCGCCTTCGAGATATGGCACGCCGAGCCATTCTGCTATATCTAAAATCGGAGTAGCGTCCTCTTGGGTTCTAAGTTCGTCATGGTTTCCACCGATCATACCAAGTATCTTTTCAGCTATGGGTTCTAAGTATTGGCGCATGATTCGTTTTTGCTTACTCGGGGGATACTTTTGCTTGTAAATATCACCCTTGGAACCCCTCAGATCATTCTGCAAGAGATCGCCGTTTAGGATGACTCTCGCCAGAGGATCTTCTTTGATTACTTGCAAGTTGTGTTGAAATAATTCCTCGTCACAGTCTACGCTCCCCAAATGTACGTCGCTAATGACGTAGAGGTTCATGTGAGAAGCCTTGAGTGGTTCACAGGTTAATAATTTTATTCCATCACCCCCCGTGTGTGGACCGCCGTTGCTGCGGCGGGATATGTTGGATCACGCTCCTTTCTATAGCAAAACAGGTTCGATGCTTCGTCTGTAAGAATACATTGTGGTGATCTTCACCTCCATATTAGAAGGGTGAGTGAGAGGTTTCTTTATACCCTTATCCCCCCGTCACTCTAAGGCGGATTGTTCAGAATTGTTCTTCATATTATTTTGCGTCTGGAAGGCTAGAACCTAAAAGCAAGCCGCCAGTATACCGTTACCGGTGTATCACTGCGCCAAACACCCCCGCGCACACCCGTTGTTACATAGATAGTGTTGGGGAACATGTCGGGTGCGTAGAACGTTGTGCTGATGTCTGCATCTGTCCCCTTGGCCGGGTGGTGATCAAGAACTAAATCCAGATACCACCAATCCTTGATTGAATAATCTAAGGCCAGTGTGTAAATAGTCTTGATTTCTTGCCCAAGCGAATATTCCTTGTCCACAATCACTGCACCTGACCATTTGGCTAAAGCGGGTGTTGCCATTAGGATAATCAACACAACGGCAAGCAACACGGCTTTACGTTTCACCTAACTACCTCCTTATTCGCCGAATAATCTCTTTTGTGTGGGGCTTTTCCCGTGGATCTAGCGGGGCAGGTTCCAGCAATTGCGCAAATGCCTTAATCGCCAGAAACACCGGGCTTCCTACTTTTTTAGTTCAAGCACCTTTGCTTCAAGCAATTCTGTCAGCCAATCTTCCACCGGCCCGACGGCCGCCTTGAGCGTATCAAGCGCACCCACACTAATGCTGTTCAAAAACGCTTCCTTGGCTGCCTCTAGAGCCAACCGCTTTTCTTCATCCGTTAATTTTCCATCCTCAGCCGCTTCCCGGAAATTGTCCACCAAAGTCTGCTGCACCGCCTTAACTGCATTTGCCGCCTGATACTCGGCTTCGGCCAATGCCGCCTGCAGCGATTCCCTCGCCGCCTTATGCTTAATCTCCTGCACCTTAGCCTGGAGATACGCTATCCCAAGGCCGATAAGAGCTGTGATTAGCAACCCAATCAACGGAATCAGGATCTCAATCAGGCTAACAACGAACCTTTCCCACATGGTAATCCCCCTTTATTTTGTGTAATCTTCACCCGTCCGCATCATCGCAACCAGCCGCTTGCTTCGGTTGCCGACTTGGTGATACCACTTGCTGTCCACCATCTTGGCAGCAGCCGCCTCGTAGTCACCTCGGGCCAGGGCAGCGATCATCTTTTTGAAGCTCCGGAAGCGCGTGGGCCCTAGGTTGTACCTCATGTCGATGACTACCTTCCGGCGGATGGGGTCGAGCGCCTCGAACCAGTCGAAGTTTTTGAGGTCCTGGACTGCATCCTCGATGTCTCGACGCAAAAGAAAAAGTGCTTCATCTTTCGTGATACCTCGCTCTTTGAGTAGCTCGATTACTTCATCAGGGGCCAAGCCGCTCCGCTTGAAGATGTACTCCTGCTCCTCTTTGCTCAGTGGCTTGCCCTGAAGGTTTCTCCCAACTCCGACAGTCCAGTACCCGGCTGGGCATTTATACACCTTCAGGCGAAGCCCCTCGTGGAGAATCAGCTGATCCTCTAGGCTGTGCTTCAACATCCCTCTTCACCTCCAAGTTCCCTACTCCGCAACCCTCACAGCCACAAAAATAGCACGCGAAACATCTTCCATTTGTTACAACCTCGCTCCCACAGTCGGGACAACTATAACTCACCTATCCCTGCCTCCCTTCAAGTTGTACTCTCTTAACACTCCGTCATAATCTACTCCACTTTGTTTAGCGGTGATGATGGTCAACACCTTAACTGTGTCGTTGAGCCTGTTAATCGTAGGTTCCAGTCGCATCAGCACATAAATTGCCACAAAGACGGGGAACCCAACTTGTCCAATAAACTGCGCAACGG